TTATTTCTCCTTTAATTTATCAAGTACGAATAGATTAAATTTTTCACTACTAAAAGGGGACGTATTTCTTAATGAGGTTTGAAATTTATCTTTTATATATTGAATTAATTCAATTTTAGCTGAACTAGTTTTCAAATTGCGATTTTCGTAAGCTATGGCTCCTATTAATAAATCAGATAACTGTAAAATTGCATTTTCATGTGATCTAATGTGCTGGATATTTTCAATATTTTTGAGTTTTTTCTTTTTAGCATTATTATTAAGAATATTTTGTAATTTTTTTACTTTTTCATTACTTTTAGTATCTTTAATATCAATGTAAACTTTTAATGTTTCATTTGTGTTCATATATTTTCTTAGTAAATAATAATACATAATATAATAGAAATCGTCATGAGTTCTACTGTAATATTTGTGATTTAATTTAGATTTATCAGGTAACAAAACTGCTCTAAATTTTAGTGATTCGTTCTCAAAAATATAATCTATTAGCTTTTTATAATACTCAATTTCGGAATTAGAAACTTTAGTCCACTTTATTTCTCTGAAGGGAGAAATATTCATATTTTCTTTTATTTTTTTAATTTCTTGATATACTGTTTTTTTTGCGAATTCAGGGACAGCAATCGCCCCTAAAACCATTATATTAATATTATCATTCTCAAGATGGCAACTTTCATCGCAATATATATTTATCATTTTTTATCCTCCAATATTTTCTAACTTAATCATCATATCTTTATCCATCTGTTCGGTAACATGACTATATATCTGTAAAGTTGTTTTATAATCTTTATGGCCTACACGATCCATTATTGCACGCAGTGACACGCCTAATTGTGATAATAAGGATATGTGACTGTGACGCATAGTGTGAGTTGAAATATCTTTTTCAATACCTACATTCTTTGCAGCGTTCTTAATGTTAGCATTAATAGATGATAAGGGCATAGGACTGCCTTTACTATTTGTAAATATAAAATTTCTCTCTTTAAAATTACTATCCCACTTAGCCGATTTCTTATTTTCCAACATTACCTTACGCAATATCTCACAACTTCTAGTGGTAATAGATATAGTACGATAAGAGGCCTCAGTCTTAGTTGTATCTTTAAAGCCACGTACACCATCTTTAGTTATCCATGCTATTGTGCCATCAATCTCAATCTTTTTATTCTTAAAATCAATGTTTTCAGGTTGGAGTGCTAATAACTCACCAATTCTTAAACCGTTCAATACTTGAAACTCAGTAATGTATGCAGTCATCATATATGAGCGTTTTATATAGCCTTTATTACTGGTGCTTGACTTATGGTTAAGTTCATCAATGAGTTTATGTACTTCATTCATTTCTAGGTAATTCTCACGTTTAGCTTTGATTTCTTCTCTAGTTACTGCCTTCTTAGGTAATGACACATTATCTATATATGATATATCTGAAATATTGTACCTTTTCTGAGCAAACTTCAATACACTCTTTATAAGGCTCACATTGACCTTAATTGTAATGTGTTTAATATTATTTTCTTTCATTGATGTATTTATGTAATCTTGAATAACTTGAGCATTCATTTTATCGACAAGAATATCCTCATTTATTCGCTCTTTGATGTGAGCAAGTCTGTATGTTTTTGCTCTTATAGTTGATTGTTTAGCACCAGATGTTAATTTGTAATTCTCAAACCACTCATCACATGCAGCATGGAAAGTTAGCGTCTTGAGTGTAGTAGGTATCTTATTATTTTGCTTTTCCTCTATACGCTCATTTAAGCGTTTCTGAGCCTCTTTTTGTGACTGCTTACCATTCTTATTAAGTACCACACTAACACGTCGCCATTTGTTTGTGAGTGGATCTTTATACTTCTCATAATAGCGATATTTAGTTTCACCATGTTTATTAGTAAATTTCTCATGCCACATGTGAGTGAGCCTCCTTTTACTTAGTCTTGTGATCCATATTGATTTTCTACTGCTTGATTTAAAATCTCGGAAGCTTGTTCATCTCTCTCCATTGCTTCATCTTCACTAATTAAGCCATTTTCATAATCTTCACTAGCTTGTCTTTCGATTTCAGTTTTACGTTGTAAAGCTTCAGCAACTTCACCATGTATATACTGATCATCAATCTCTGTATTTTTAGGTAACTTTACATTTTGATTAGGTTGTTGAGTTTGATTATAGTTTTGGTTATTTTGCTGTTGTTGTGGAGTTTGTTGAGAGTTACTAGCTTGTTGAGTTTGCTGTTGCTCTTGAGTTATAGGTTCTTGAGATTGAACCTGTTCATTTGTAGCAGTTTCTTGTGTGTCTTGTTCTTCAGTAGAGTTATTTTCTTGTGTAGACTTGTTATCTTCATTCTCTTGAGATTTCTTTTCTTCTTTAGACTTTTTATCCTCTTTAGTTTTCTTATCCTTTTTATCGTCAGCTTTCTTTTCAGTAGTGCTTTCTGATTTTTTATTTTCATCTTCTTTAGTGTCATCTTGGCTACAAGCACTTAATACAAGTGTAGCTGCAAATAATGTTCCTAATAATCTTTTCATATGTATGCTCCTTTAATTAAAGTAAGGGTAGATAACTACCCTAAATTAATCTAATGCCTCATTCATAGCCTTTTTATATTTTTCAAATACATGATCGTCAATATCGCCATTCATTTGAATTAAAAATTTATCTTTAGTGTATACATGAGAATAGAACGCTGCACTTGATTTACCTAATTCTTCATAATACTTTTTCATTTCTTTTAGGTCATCTTCATTTTTAAATTTTAAGATACGTGCATTCTTACCATCTGAAACAGTGAATATTTTAGCATTTTCAGTTTTCATTGGTGCCATACCAAAATCTTCACGTTCCATTTTTCGTAAGTTTTCTACACTTAAACCTTCTTTTTTAAATTTGTTTGTAATATCACTGATTTCATAATTCTTACCACATGCAGCTAAAACTAATAAACTACTCAATAATAATATAAAAACCTTTTTCATTTTATATGTAACTCCCTAATTTTATTATCTTTTATATTCACTTTTCTATGGTGTATTAGACATTGTACGATAGCACCACCACCTTAATTATTTTTATTGTTTTCTTTTAAAGACTGTAAACTATTATGATTAGCAAACATTTTTAATTGCTTTTTATTTAGTAAAGCCTCTTTTCTAAAGTCATTAAATTGTTTTTGCAATTGTTCAATATCTTCACTTAAATAATTATCTTCTTGTTTTATTCTGCTAGTTAAAATAGAATTGACAATTTCTTTTATCATAATTTTGTCATATTCGTTTAATAAGACACCATTAAAAAACTTTTCATTTAAATTATCATCAAGATGAAAACTTAAGTCATTTATAGGTTCTTTCAATTTAATATCTTGTATTTTATTTTTACTTTCTTCAAATACAAATAGGCTTACTTTTCTATTTTTCTCAATTTTTTCAGATTCTTCATTATTTAAATCTTCATAAAATGTATTGAAATCATTATATATTTTTTCTAATTCTTTACTATCAATTTCACTATCTTCAGCAGATATAAACTCACTTAGTATGTCTTTTATTTCTTTATCTATATCTTTTATAGATTTAGTTTGATCGCTTAACTTTGAATTTTTAAAACCTACTAATAATAAAAAGATCGTTCTAATTGATGGGAAATTTCTTTTACCATTTTCAATCTTACTAATATATCCAACAGACACATTAGAAAGTTTTGAAAGTTTATTTACCGATAAATTTAAAGAATTTCTATATTCTTTTAGAATTTCTCCGAACTTCATTTCATCACCTCAAAAATATTATAATTCATTTTGTGATTAATTCCAAAAAATTTAATTGTTGACTGAACAATAAGTATGTGCTAAGTTATAAATGTGGTTAATTCCTAAAACATGGAATTAGTCACATTAGGAGGTGGAAAAATGAATAACAGTTTGAGTATGCTGATGGGCAGAGATAGAGTAAGTGCCTTGAAATTAAGTAAAGAAACTGGAATCTCAAGAACTACTATTTATGGTTTGTATCATGAGAGAACTAAAAGCCCAGATATGCAAACAGTTATGAAATTATGTGACTATTTCAAAGTTACACCGAATGAATTTTTCGGAATTAAAGAAAAAGAGGAGGTTTAAAGTATGCCACATGTTAAGCTGCAAGATTTACCAACTAAAGAAAATGTAGTAACTGAACCTAAGCAAGTTGTAGTAAAGCCTATCATGGCAAAACCTAATGCTATTGCTAAGCTGTTCGGAATTTCATACAGTTCGGTCAATCGTATTCTTAAAGAATATGATAAAGATAACAAAGGTGTAGAGGATCTGTATTACAGCTTGTCATCTACAATGACAGTTATTTCTATTGATGGCTTTAAAGAATATTTAAGCAAGCGTCATAAAGGTTGGCTTTAACTGGAGGTGGTAAAACATGGCTAAATTCATAGTTAAACTAATGTTAATTTCAGTAATTTCATTCATAAGTGGCTGGTTACTGGGAATACATGTAGCTTTCACTATTTACATGTTAAGTAGTGTGATTGCAGCATTAAATATTGAAGAAAATGGAGGACTAGTAAATGAACATTAATCAAAAATTAAATACAACAAATAAATTCAGAGAGGAAAATGAAAAAATGAAAAAGTTAACTAATCAAGATTTTAAAAATATTGAAGGCAAATTGAACTATGAGCATATGGTGAATGGTAAAAAACATACTAATAAAATGATTAAATTATTACAAAAACGTCATGCTAAAAATGTATCAGTTATTAAAAGTGAATATCCATATTTAAGTGATAATGAAATTTCAGAAATTCTTGCAGATTATCGAGAATACGAAGATTTACTATCAGCAACAGAAACTTTTATAGACTTCCCTAACATTTACGAAGATTCTAATATTGGATGATATTGAAGAATTAAAAATAGCTATTGAAGAAATGACAGTTTTTGTTGAAAGATTGGAGGAGTAATAAATGCTTAAAGATTTAAAACAAATTAAAGAGAGTTTTGAAATAGCAGATATTTCTAATAAGATCCAAGCAGTTATTGATTATGTATGTGACGAACAAGAAGGGCTTGAAGATTTAAGAGATTATTATAAAAAAAGCAACCAAGTTGTAGGAGAAAAACAGACTAATGACAATATGAAATCAAATTTCATTATTATATCAACATTATTATCAGTTATTCGTGATTATGAAAGTGAATTAAATGATATTGATACAGTTATAAAAAGAGCGTCATCTGTTCCTAGCGACCAAACTAAAACAGACAACGCTGAGTAAGTGCAATTTGCAAACCAAAAGCACAGGAATAATATAACATTTCTGTGCTTACCTTTTAAATAATAAAGTGAAAGGCTGATTAAATGGACGAAGTTTCTTTATATAAAAAACATTATCAATTCCATTCTAAATTAGATAATGTTGATACACCTAATTTATCTCGTATAAAAGAGATTAGTAAACGAATTTACTTTGCTGCAATTACAACAGAAAAACAAATTTTTAATAATAAAGGTAATATATACCACCAAGCAAAAGACGAATTTGCAGGTGATTATATAAGTAATCTTACTTTAGATTATACCATAAAACCTAGAGAAATAGGTGCAGTTTATGGAACAATATCCGTTAAAACGACAGTAGAGAACGGTGAGGAAAAGAAAGAGGCACATTTTAAGCCTAGTAAAATAAATAGCTATGCAAAGTTCATTATTGATCTAATTACTGAAAAAGTAATCTACTCAAAAGAATTGGATAGTTTTATCAAATTAAAAAGTAATCAGTATGAAATTATAGATAATACTAATTTTTCATTAGAGTATCCAGTAGACAATAAGTATCATATTAATGATTTTCTTGATGTAATGCTAGAAGTTTACAAAGAGTATTTCATTAATGATTATCAATATAATATTTATCCTTACGCTATCGCAGGTAATGACTGGATATACGATTGCAAAGAATTGGAATTTGTAAATAAGAAAATCTCTAACAACGATTACTACATTATTAAATATGATGTAGATAAGAAAAATATAAATACTCAATTAGCACAAAATTCTTTGACTTAGTAAGCGACAATGAACGCAGTAAGAATAATTTAATGTTGGTACATGCTTATACTATGTATCGAAAAATGAAACTTATTCAAGCTGAAAAATGGTTCTTAATCAAAGACTTTGGGCGATCTGGTAAGGGTTTATTTATGGAAACTTTCGAGAAACTTCTAAATGTAAACAAAGTCAATTTTGATAGCTTATTATCATCTGGCTTTGAGGCTGCAAATGAATGGCTTAACTTTTATGGTGCAGATATTGCTCATGCAAATGAAACAGGTGAAATAAATAAAGGTATGATGAGAATATTGCGCAAAATAGCTACTGGTGAGAATATTTCAGGGCGTGGCATACAACGAAATAACGTTAAGTTTAAAAATAATGCAGTGTTAATTTTAGATACTAATGAAAGTGTTGATACTGGTGAAATCACAGCTAATAGAACACGTACAGTTAAGATTGCATTTAAGGATAGACCGAAGAATGAAACTGATGAAGAACGTTATAAGGTGTTTAAACCATATTGGGACTTTGTAAAGCCTAACGGGAAAAACTCTGTCAATGCGTCAGTATCATTTTTGATATTAAGTCTTGAATACCTTAGACAGATAGGCAGAGAATTTAAGTTTAATAACGTAACACTTAAAAACTATTACAACGAAGATGAATTAACCGATACTCAAATTCTTATGCTTAAAGTCTTATCTAAACAAGATTTTATTTTTTCAGGTGATGAAATACTACAAAAAACTATCGAAGAAGATTATAAAAGCCTAAGATATAAAAAATCTAAAGAAGATATGAAAAAAATAGGAGTGGCTATTAACCAACAGGAATGGATAGAGGGACAAAATACTAAAGTTCATAAAGTGAAAAATCAAGAATTATTTAATATGGCTTTAGCTTTGATTGAAACTTAGGATAGTCTAACTCTTACTAACTCTTAAAACATTGAAATATCAACTACTAACTCTTATAACTCTTATTTACTTAGCATATTTTGATTATATATAAATAAATGAAAGTATAGAACAAAAACAAAGTTATAAGGGTTAGTGTTCTATTGGAGGTATTCTCATGAAAATGTACAATGCAGCAAAGTATCTTCTTAGTAAAGATGTGCAAGTTGTACCTTTAAACGATAATAAAAAACCAACAGTAGCATTTAAGAATGTAACTATTGATGATGATTTTATAGATAATAACTTTTTAGCATATGCAAATACAAATGTATTAGGTGTCCTTACTCGTGGTTTATGGTGTATCGACATAGATATTAATCACGTAAATGGTGAAAGTGGCTTTGATAGTTTGAAAGATATTCCTTACTATGATGAGTTTGTTTCTAATGCACAAAATACGCTAGTGCAGACAACAGCAAGTGGGGGAAAGCATGTAATATTTAAAAAACGTGATGGCGTTGAGTACGCTCAAAAAATAGGATATTTACCATCAGTAGACATTAAAGCACATGATAATAACTATTTTGTATTAGCTGGAAGTAAAACAGCTAAAGGGCTATACACAAGTAATAAGAAACCAGTAATCGCTTATGATGGTGAATTTGAAGATCGTATATTTTCAAAACGTGGAAATTATCTACAACAGACTATGGAAAAGTTCTCAGTAAAAAGTGTGTTGCCTAACCACAATTTCAATCATTTACAACATACTGGAAAAGGTGGACTAGGTAAAGAGGCATACAATCGTGTAATCAATGGTGAAAGCGTAGAACGTAATAATGATGTGTATAAAGCTATTAGTTACGCATTACAATGTAACGTGGATATAGAACCTCTAAAAGTAATTATCGGTGATGTTAAAGCAAATGGTGATGAATTTACTTTAGAAGAGTGGGAGGCCTCATATAATAGTGCAAGAAACTCATTACGAATTTAATATAGATGACGAATTAAGAAAACTAGGTTTATTAGTTGGAATATCCGAAGAAGTATACTACTGCTCAATTAGTCGTATATCAACATTGTATCTTGAAAACTTTGGGACTAAGTGGGTAGCATGGCGTGAAACTTACGATTTACAGAATAATAAAAGAGTATCGTATAGAACAATAGCAAATGGCAGTTTTGAATTAGTAACAGCAAGAACTAAAAACTATTTAAACTACATTAAAAGAAAGCAGGGAATAAAATGAACGTTGAAATTATAGCAAATGAATTTGAAACTAGAGCAGCAACACTATTAAGATATTTTACTGGTTTATGTGAAAGTAGTTATAAATTACCTTTTGCATTTAAGATATATAACGATCCGTTTAATGTTGTGTATCTTGTGAGCAAAGGGAAGATGTATGCTCATGTATTAATAAAAAATTGTGAAGTGAGAAAATCTTTTGAGATTGCCTCAGAAAAGCATACTGAGAAACTAATAGAGAGCATTGAGGGGTATTATACTGGATATGATTTACATGATAGTACACATGACACTATAAGCGATATGATGGCTAGTTTCATGTTTGATAATGATTATTTCATGTATGGACTGGAAACTTTTGCAGAAAGTAATAATAGCGATATGTTCGATTATATGAGTAGAGATTTCAATATAGCTGAACTGGAGGACGTTCAATCTAGTAATGCAGATGTTATAGGTAATATGGAAATGTTGTATCAGTTAGCTACTGGAATTAATGAACCAGCACCAGAATTAGTTGAGGGCTTGAAAATCATTACTGAGTTTATTCAGAATGAACAGGCTAATGAAATTGATAGTAAAGTATTAATTGAACGATTGAATGAATTGAAACACTCTTATTACAATGGGGTGAAATCATAATGTTTGTTACAAAAGAAATAAAAGAACTGAATATAACTGATGGTGCAATGTTAGAATTTCTCAAGTTACAAGAAGAAGATTATACTTTATGTAACAATGGATATGTATTAATTGATCGTAATGATAATGTAGTAGGTAACCTATTACCATTAATAAGTAGCTTAGACTTTAGTTATTCATATGTAGATTGCGAGTATGTAGATATTGCTACAATTACTTGTTTTGATAAAAGTGTTATTCCGACTATTCCTTACAAGTGGGATAACAGCAAAGCTAAGTATATTAATATTTGCTTAGAATTAGAACAAGTAGAAAAACATTTTGAGTTTGCAGCATGGAAATTATATTGTGTATTGAATGGTATCAACAAGAATAATTATGATAAATATAAGTGGGTGCTGGAAAGAATTAAGAAAACGCCAGATGATATGCCTAATGTGGATATACCGATAGGTCGAGCATATGAGATTGCTCAATTACCTAAAAATCTGATTGAACGTACGTACAATGTAAACGGTAAATCTAAACCAATTTATAAAATGAATATCAAACAAATTAGAAATTTAAAAGAATATGTATAAATTTATAGGTCATGCACTTAGTAGGTGCATGGCTTTTTATATATAAATCGTAATTGTTAAGATTTGTTAATGATTTTAGATTGAGTTTAGGTATAAAACGAACATTAGTTCTATAATAGAAAGTGTATGAAATTGTATGAAAAGTAGTATAAATACTTTAGTTATAGTGTTAAATGGAATGTTAAGAAGTTATATAAACGTTACAAAAATAAGAACATACGTTTGTAATTTGAGTGTAAATTTAGTATAATAGTGTTATAGAAGTAATTATACTTTTATATAGTTTGATTAGTTTTCTTGTTCTCTGAAATTACGAATACAATAGTTAAAAAATGCAAATTCACTAGATTTTCATTTATTACCTCCTCATTTAATTAGGTCTGCTCAAAATAACTAAAAAATGAGGTATTAAATAATGACAATAACAATTGAAAAAGAATTAACTCAAGATCATATTAAAGTATTAAATGTATTACGCAACACTAAGCACAATATTATTACTAAACAAAATATATTCAATCAATTGAATATGGAGTTTACTAAAAACAATGAAAGATGGTTACAACATACTATTAATAGTTTAGTTGTAGATTATGGCTATCCAATCGGATATAGCTATAAGAAAGATACTAGAGGCTATTTCTGGATAAAGTCGAAAGAACAAAAGGAATTGGCCTTACTAAGTATAAAGAGTCATATTGAGGGCAGTATGAAACGATATGAGGCACTAAAGAAAACTGAAATTTAAGATAAAGTAACAAAAACTATTTGCATAAGAAAAATAGGCTTAAAAACAAATTGAAAAGAGGCATATCATTGAAAACTGCAAAATATTTTGATGAATATAACGAATATGTAATAGGTCAAAGAAAGGGTATCAATAAACTTGAAAAAGAACGTCAGGAACTCACACAACAAATTAAAGAAGATAAAGCTAAATATAAAGAACTAATTGCTAACTCACAAGATGATGAAGCTGACGTACTGTATACTACATTTGACAGCAACGAGAAGAAACTGAAAGCCTTAGAGAAACGCTTATCGACTAAAAAAGAAGTATTTGATGAGGCTAGACGTAAAAAGGCGATTGAACTCATTAAGCACCAAAAAGAAGTACCACAATTATATAAAAAAGATAAAGAAAAATTATTAGCTAAATTCTATCCAATCATGGAAGAATATAACAAAGTTTTAAAAGAAATTGATGAATTAAACGTTAAGTATGAAAATGAGTATTTACGTTATGCTGCTCCATATTATAAAGAAAACTTTAATAAAGATAATGAAGTAAAAAGAGAATTGCGAAATCACTTTAGAGATATTTTATACAGTCCATTTATTTCAGGAATGGACTTACCAATAATAGATCAATTCAATGATAGACTTAAATTTAGAGGTGATAAATAATGACTAGAAAACACAATTTAGATAAGGTATCAAATCATATTATGTTAGAAACTGATTTGTCAGATAAAGATCGTGATAAATTATTAGATGTCGTAGAGGCTCAAATTAATCAAAACAATGATGAGCAACGTAGAAAAGAAGCGAAACAACAATCTAAAAGTTCAAAATCACTTATACAAATGGCTAGAGAAAATCGCATTATCAAAGGTTAATATCATACACGCCTATCCTTAGTGGTAGGCTCATTTTATTTGTGAGGTGCATACATGAACCTTAAAAGAGTAAACTACTCGCTATCTTATTATGAAACTAAAATATCTGAATACACTTTACTAACTGAGTACAACCCAAAGTTTATCAATACCAAGATTAAAGCTATTACTACACAAATAGAGATGATGTATCACTTAAATATCTCACATATGACTACAAATGATGTTCATGGCGTTGTATCAATATCCTATCCACTAGAAAAGTTAGTGATTGATATTATAGGTGAAAAAGAAAAATTGAAACACTTCAAAACAAAATCGAATAGAAACATGCAGCAATTAAAACAAGTCATTAAATCATATACACCTAGTGAACAAAAGGAAATCATGTATTACATGCAGTCTAATGGTTCAACGATAGATTATAGCCTAATAGAACGCCTACAACGTGATTTATACGCTTATAAGCATAAAGTAAGTGTTGTTACATGATGTTGGATAAACAAGTGATTAAACAGTTTATAATGGACTATCACAAAGAGAAAGCGTCAAATGTTGTAAGCTATGATGATACTGATATAGATGATTTCTTTTCACTGAGTGATGAAGTCGAACCCTTTGCACTAAACGAGAATACTGGAAACCAAGTGTTTTTTAATGAATTAGATCAACTTATTTATGCAGTAGGAACTAGAAGGGAATACTACATATTTTTCTTACTATGTGAAGGAAAATCAATGAATGAAATTGCAAAGATATTCAATTTAAGTAGAGAAAGAATACGTCAACTATTGAATGGTTTATTAGATAAATTATAGGAGGGATAACATGAGTGATTTAAACCCTAGACAAGAAAAGTTTATATCTGAATACCTAAAGACACTAAATGTAACACAAAGTGCAATTAAGGCTGGTTATAGTCCTCATACTGCAACTGTACAAGGTAGTAGGTTGCTTAAGAATGAAAAAGTGGCTAAGTACATTGATGAGCAACGTAAGAAAGTGATTGATGAAGGTGTACTATCTGCTAACGAACTACTTCATATCCTAAGTAATGCAGCAGTAGGAGATGAGAGTGAAGTAAGAGAGGTCGTTGTTAAACGTGGTGAGTTTCAACGCAACCCAGACACTGACAAAATGAACTTAGTGTACAATGAGCATGTAGAAATGGTGGAAGTACCTATTAAGCCTAGTGACCGTTTACGTGCTAGAGATATGTTAGGTAAGTATCATAAGTTATTTACTGATAAGAAAGAGTTATCTACGGACACACCAATTTTTATTAATATAGGTGAGTGGCCAGAAGATGAGGAAGAAGAAAAACGTAAAGCACTAGATGAAATACACGAACAACACCCTAATAGAACAATGATTATTAATGATATTCCAGATGAGGACTGATAAGCATAAGGTAGAAATTACTACATCGATATTCATTGATGATGTGCATGAAGAAGATTAAAAAATGATTATGAAAATAGTACTTACTCAATTTTGAGTAGGTGCTTTTTATTAATTTTTGATTAACCAAATCTATTGCTCAAAAAAGTATAAGCATATTTTTATTAATAAATAATTAAGGTATTAGTATTTTACAGTACCCCTTATTCTGTATTTAGTATTAAATAAGAGTTTAATTTGTTAGTATCTAAAGTAAAGGTTTGTTTTTCTGATTTTTAAATTTAGCTCATATTTGCGTTTTTAGAGCCAAATATACATAAAATTCTCTAAATGCTCTAAAAAGCACCTTAAAATTGCAAATAAGGGTATTTAAAATTTAATAACTCTTTTAATAAAATATTTTAAAAAAGGAGTTTTTTTATGAATCTTAGTTTGTTTTTGATAATTTCTATTTGTTGTGTTCTGTTACCAATTATAATTTCTGTAAATGAAAAAAATAAGAAGAATAAAAAGAGATAGAACACGTAGTTGTGCCGAGAAAATTTATTAATGTTGAGAAAAAGTTTTAACTAAACTTAAAGTTTGCTAAAAGGAGTTAAATAAGTGGATAAGATTAATTACTTTTTAAAAGCATTAGTATTAGCAATCATGCTTCGTTGTACAATGAATTATGTGCTCCCAACACCTGAAAAGTTATCTTTTAAACTTTTGGATGGACTTATCTTTGGTGTGTTAGTGTGCCTTTTAATGAATTGGTTTATTGGTATTTTTAAGAAATCTTCAAAAAAATAGATTACACATGTATTTCGAGAAAATTTATTGAGGTTAACTAAACTTGTAGACGAATGTCGGCACAGCGTGAGCTATTAAGCCGACCATTCGACAAGTTTTGGGTTTGTTAAGGGTTCCGAGGCTCAACGTCAATAAAGCAATTGGAATAAAGCAATAATTTCGTTATGCTTTTAAAATTAGCTAATAATCCATGATATAACCAATACAATTATTGATATAACGAGAGTTACCCACATCAATGGCGCTACTTTGTCTACCATTTTTTTGTATTCTTTATCTGCCGCATTTCTTTTTTTCAACTCCCAGCACTTTATGCTTAAGTATAGGGCTTCTAGTAAATTAAAGATTAATACTAATAATAAAATTGTAATTATCAT